AAGAGCAAGATTTTGCAAACTCTCAAGAGTATTTTGATTATTTAACAAAGCAGTCAGAAGACTATCGTGATTTTGCTACTAATCCTGAAAAAGTAAAAAAAGATAGAGAAACATTTTTTAATCAAACTACTGATTTATTAAAAGTTGTGCCAAACATGGGTGCAGAAACAGCTAATCTTTTAATAGACATATTAGAACTTCCTGTTGATATTTACAGTGCAGTTGCTCGTGATGAAGGTGATGTTGGAGGTTTTGGGGCTAATATTGCAGAACAAAGATTTCCCCGAGTTCCAGAATTAGAATATTCAAATCCCAACATGGGTTACGTAGATAAAACAGCAGCTTTCTTAGTAGGTTCTCCTTTGGCTTTTATAAAAGGCTTAAATTTACTAGCCAATAAATCACCTAAAGCATATAAAGCGATGCGGGAAATGTATCCCTATTCAGTAGGTCAGATGCATGATTCATTTAAAACAAAAGGTTTTATTAAAGGATTAGCTGATATTGTTCCTAAACCAGAGACTTCTGAAGCACTTGCAAGAAATTTAGTTCTTATAGGAGCTACAGGTCTTGGAGGAATGTACAGTTCAGGAGATCCTGCTAATAAACCTCAAGCAGTAGATATGCCTGTTGAAGAAGTAGATGATACAATTACAATAGATCCCCGTGATTACGTAGGAACCGCTATGGTAGAAGATATGGCAGACGCAATTGGTAAGGCAGGTGCACCAGGTTTAGCCATGGGCGGTGAGCCAGGGCTCGAGACTAATATATTCGAAGAAGACACTACAGTAGCAGGTGGACCAGAAGAAGTACAAGTGGCAAACCTATTTGGTAAAGCTCCTATGTGGGCCATTGGCAACGTGCCTAAATGGAAGATGCTTTTACAAGACTTAACAAAAAATGAAAAAGGAATTCTAGATGCTATAAAAAAGAAAATAGGAACTAAAGACGAAGTATTAGGAGAAACAGTAGAAGATATAGATATTATTGATACACCATCAGGCGAGACGGCTGTTGGCGCTGTAAAAAGTAAAAAAACCATTATTGATTCACCAGAACTAAATGAGTCAGTATTTTACTCGAACCTTGAAGCGCGGCTCATGGACCCCAATACACCAAAAACATTTAAGAGTGCTGATGATTTTTATGCCTTTCTACAAAACAAACAAATTTCTAAACCCGAACTCGAAGATAATATTTTAAATAGATATGTAGAAATATCAGGTAAAAATAAAACACCATTAGTAACAAGTGATATGTTGGAGATTGTTCGTCAATCCCCAATGCGTCATATCGATAGTGTAACATATGGTGATGCAGCATATGGTGGAACTAAATCCGCTAAGTATCCTGGGTATCAAGAAACAGGTGCCATTCCTGGAAGTTATAGAGAAGATGTACTATATGTACCGGCAGAAAAAATTCCTCTGGATCCTGGTACAATACCAGGTACAACTCATGACTTTACAGAACAGTTCGTGATCGGGTGGTCGCGGCTCACGGACCGTAAAGCAACATTACCTGTCGATACAATAAAAAAAGGAATTGAGGAAACTATTGATCCTAAAATGATTAATACACTCAAGCGTAATCAGAAAAAATTAGATAGACAATTAAAAGGTTTAGAGTTTTCTGCACTTAGAAAACTAGAGCGAGAAGGTTTAGTAGAGCTTGATGATATTGATAACTTAACAATGGCTGAAGTAAGAAATATTTTAGATACTGATGTTATGGCAAGACTGCGAAGTATTGATGAGCCATTAGAACAACAAATTTTACAGTTTAGAATGAAGATGAATAGTGACGCCGCAAAACTACAAAATATGGAAGCGGCAACGAAAGGCCAACAAGTCACGGTAACATTTGCTGATGAAATACAATCCGATATTTTACAATCTGCCAAACGTCTGGAAGAAAAGTTTAAAGAACAGCTTGGTGATCTGATGGATAAAAATATTGATTTTGTTAAAGAACAAATACGTTCATCACAACGTACATATCGAGGAGACTTTAGGGATATAAATCCTGAAGTTGCAGAATACTTTTTGAGAAATAAAACTGTCTTTAGACCTATCTTTCAAAGTGAAACAGAAATGCAACAATTTATGAATGAGTATGCAAAAACACAAATTGTTTTAGAAGATCTAGCAAAAGCTGGGCTTCGCCCAGATAAACAACTTGTTATAAAAGCAAGAGAGGCGCGTAATAAACAGCACAAAATGTTACAAGACTTAGAGACAGCGATGAGTCAAGAATCCCTGCAGAAGTTATTTCCTAATGTTCCCTTTAAAAACAGAATGGAATGGGGATCAGCATTAGTGAAACGAGATTTGGCAAAAGCAGCAGATAGGTTATATGGACCTAATAAAGTTGAAGGAGCAGCAGAGTGGTATGCTATATCACCAGCCAAGTTGATTCAAAAAAGATATAATCAATCAGGCGGTACATCTATTCCTGTTGATCAGCGAACCAAGGATATGAAAGGAATTGGAACGGAAGAGTTTTATGGGGGCCCAGATAGTGTGGATTCAAAAGGAAAACATTATACTTCAACTTTAGAAAAAATTTTAAAAACTGCAGCAAAAGAGAATAACTCAGAAATTAAAATTATTAAAGTAGATGGTGTGGGTGATTCTTTTGCTATTAAGATTACACCAGAAATGCTATTACCACATAAAACTCATAGAAAAAAAGGAGGGATGGTGTATACTCCCGAATTAATTGATATATTTGAGGCAGCATAATGGCAATAGATAAACCAATAGGATTTATACCTGAACAAGAAGAAGCAATCGAGCAATTGACAGACATGCAGATTGATGAATCTGTAGAGCAAGGAAATGTAGAAATGATGGATGATGGCTCTGCAATTATTGGAGAGCAAGTAGACGAAATTCAAACAAGCTTTGATATGAATTTAGCTGAAGTTCTTGAGGACAATGTTTTAGGACAAATATCAAGTGAATTAAGACAAGCTTTTGAGGATGATAAAGCTTCAAGAAAAGAATGGGAAGATACATATAAAAAAGGATTAGATCTTTTAGGATTTAAATATCAAGAAAGAACAATGCCTTTTGCTGGTGCGAGTTCCGTGACTCATCCAATGTTATCCGAGGCTATTACACAATTTCAAGCACAAGCTTATAAAGAATTATTACCCGCAGGTGGACCAGTTAATACACAAATTTTAGGTAATGTAACACGACAAAAAGAAGAGCAATCACAACGTGTAAAAGATTACATGAACTATCAGATTACTTATGAGATGGAAGAATATGATCCTGATATGGATTCCTTATTATTTTATTTACCTCTTTCAGGTTCTGCTTTTAAAAAAGTTTATTTTGATGAAGGGTTGGAGAGAGCGGTATCAAAGTTTGTTCCTAGTGATGATTTATATGTTCCTTATCAAACAACAGACTTTCCGTCATGTGAAAGAGTTACTCATGTAATTAAAAGAACAAAAAATGAAATTAGAAAACTTCAAGTAGCAGGAATGTATCGTGATGTAGACTTATCTGTCTATACCGATGAAACAGGATTACAAGAAAAAGAAAATCAAATTTCTGGGGTGAAAAAAAATTATCATGATGAAGATTATCAATTATTAGAGATGCATGTTGATTTAAACCTTGAAGGTATAGATAGTGATGACGGAATTAAAGTTCCATATATTGTTACAATTGACGAAGGTTCTTCTAATATTTTATCAATTTATAGAAACTATGCAGAGAATGATCCAAAACAAAAGAAAAGACAATATTTTGTACACTATAAGTTTTTACCTGGGTTTAGTTTTTACGGCTTTGGTCTTATCCACATGCTCGGGGGTCTCTCAAGAACAGCAACATCAGCTCTTAGACAACTTCTCGATGCAGGTACGTTGTCCAATCTCCCTGCAGGTTTTAAAGCTAGAGGGTTGCGAGTTAAAGACGATGACAACCCGCTCCAACCAGGAGAATTTAGAGATGTAGATGCACCTGGTGGTAGTTTAAGAGAAGGTTTATTACCTTTACCTTATAAAGAACCATCTCAAACATTATTTCAATTATTAGGTTTTTGTGTTGAAGCAGGATCAAGATTTGCTGCTATTGCTGATCAAAAAGTAGGAGACGCTGCACAAGCAGGAGCTCCTGTTGGAACAACAATGGCATTAATGGAACGTGGTGCAAGAGTCATGTCTGCTATTCATAAACGTTTACATTATGCACAAAAAATAGAATTTAAATTATTGGCAAAAATATTTGCTGAAGCATTACCTTCTAGGTATCCTTATGAAGTAGGATCTGATGCTGTTCCAAGTTTAAAAGTTGAAGACTTTAGTGATGATATAGATGTTATTCCTATATCCGATCCAAATATATTTTCTATGTCTCAACGTGTTACGTTGGCACAGACTCAATTACAATTAGCACAAGCTGATCCAGGGTCTCATAATATGTATGAAGCTTACAGAAGAATGTATCAAGCGCTTGGTGTTAAAGATATTGATATGATTTTACCTGTTCCTCCTGAACCACAACCACAAGATCCAGGATTAGAGAACGCAGCTTCATTAAAAGGACAAGGTTTAACGGCTTTTAGAGGACAAAATCAAATGGCTCATGTGGATGCACACCGAGCATTTATGTCATCTATGTTAGTTAAAAATAATCCTCAAGTAATGGCAATATTACAAGGTCATATTATGGATCATGTAAGCATTCAGGCAAGAGAAGAAGTAGAAGAAGAGTCAAAAGCACAAATAGAACAAGTTGCAGCTCAATTTGGTGGTCAAGTACCAGAAGAATTACAATTACAGATGCAAGAAGAGATAGAAAGTCAAGTTTCAGAAAAAATTGCTGAAATGACTGAGGAAATGGTAGCTGAAGAAGCAGAAATGTTACAACAAATGAGTGAAGATCCTCTTGTTGGACTAAAACAACAAGAAATTAACCTTAGAGCACAAGATTTACAAAGAAAATCAATGGTAGATGAAGCTAAAATAGGTATTGATGAACAAAAATTACGTCAAGATGCAAAAATTGCTCAAGATCGTATTGATTCTCAAGAAGATATTGCTCAATTAAGAGCTAATGTTAATTTAACAAAACAAAAAGAAATAGAAAAAAGCAAAAAACGTCCAAGAACTGTGGATGTAAACAAT